GATGTAAATCATCTATATTTTGAGTTATTACTGCTTTTAATATACCCATTTTTTCTAATTCAGCTAAAGCTAAGTGACCTTTATTAGGTTTGATACCATTAATATTTAATTCTTCTTCCACATATTCTAAAAAGATTTTTCTATGTGTACAAAAAAAGTCTGAGCTTAATACTTCTTCAGGTCTATATTTTCCTTTATATAAACTACTGTATAGTCCATCTTTACCTCTAAAACTCTTCAATCCACTATCGGTCGAGACTCCAGAGCCAGTGAAGAATACAAGATGCTTAGAGTTTTTAATTATATTAGCTAAATCTTTAATTTTATCTTCCATTCACATCACTCCTTTTTTTAAGTATATCACACCAGTAAAAAAAAGCAACTTATATAAAGTTGCTTTTCAATAAAATAAAATAGAAAGTTTCAAAGGTTTAAACGAAATTATTCTTATTTCTTTTATCAATATTTTTAAAATCTTTTTTGTTTCGATAATATCTTCATCATCATAATTTTCTATTATGAATTTAAGTTTTTCTAAAATCTTTATATCTTTTGGAGTTGAAATATTTAAGATTTTTTCGAATTCAGAAACTTTTTCCTTAGTTATCTTTAAATCATTATTGATATCCTTAAATTTATTATCAAGTTCTTCTTCATTTATATATCCTTTTTGAAATAGATTTATTACTCTTTCTTTTTCATTTTCAAGTAGTTTCAAGTCATTTTTTAACTTTAAAAACTTCTTTTCCTCATTCTTTTTATCTTTAGAGCTATATTGATTTAGTTCTTCAAGTTCTTTTGAATTTAAAATAAGATCCTTTATTGCTTTATCCATTGTTTTTGCTGAGAAAACTTTTCTACATTTTCTATTAACACAAGTATACGAATAGTAAGTACGAGTTACTTTTCCATTTTTAGTCTCATAGCTTTTTTTTCTTTTTTGCTGATACATTTTACAACCACATTTACAGTATATAAGAGAAGAATATAATAAATATGGTTTTGCATTTCCAAAAGAAGCTCTAACTTTCATATTTTTTTCCCTTAGAGACTGACAAAATTCAAATAATTCTAAAGGAACAATAGGCTCATGGAGACCCTTATACCATTTTATATTTTTTCTGCTTTCTTTTCTCTTTTTCTCATTCAGCTCTTTAACATATCTTCTAAAAGGAACAAAACCAATATAAATTTTATTATCAATTATTTCCACTATATCAGCTCTTAATTTATTAAACCTTCTAGCTACTTCAGACAAGTTATGAGTCTCAGCATATGCTTCAAAAATACTAAGAATATAAGGAGCTTTTTTAGGATCAGGGACTATCATTTTATTTTCCCCTCTCATGTACCCAGTTGCTGGATTCCCATGAACAAAGTATCCTGCTTTTGTTTTTTCTTCTAAATTACTTCTTATTCTCAAAGACATTTGTTTTATATCTTCAGCTCCCCAAGCTAAGAATATAGAGAGAGTCATAAAGTCTTTTAAATATGGTTGAGATATGCTATCAAAAGTAATTTTATATAATTCTAGTTCTTCAAAAAATTTCATTCCAGTAGATATTTTTCTAGCTATTCTTGAAACTTCCCAAAAAACTATTTTAGTATAGATCTTCTTACTTATTGATTCAAATAGCTCATTAAATTCTTTTCTATCATCTACTCTTCCACTTTCAACATCTTGATAAACTTTTAAAACTTCATAGTTCTTTTCTTTACAGTAGTCCAAACACTTCTTCAATTGGATATTAAGAGAGCTTTCGCTCCCATTATCCTTACTTTGCTCTTTTTTAGAAACTCTTATGTAAATGGCTACTTTTTCCATTATGAAGCCTTTTTTCTTAAAATTATTTTTTTATATAATTCTTCAATTTGTTCAACTACTGCTCTTTTTATTATATTTATTTCTTCGTTTTTTACTGGGTTATTAGTTTCCATATTATACTTAGCTCCTTTCCTTTTATCTCCAATATTTGCAAGAAAAATCTTCTTGTTGTTCATAACCAAGCTCTATGGTTGTAGCTTCTGATTTTTCAGTAACAAATTTATTTATTTCATCTGAAAGCTCATCTGCTAAATCATATAAATCATCAGGATCTAAGAACCTTCTGAAATGATTATCAAAAAATTTTGTAATAATATCCAAAGTTCCCCAGTAAGAAGAGGGGACATCTGGATAAAGTTTTTCATTTAAAATAGTACATTTTCCTTTGTTATAGTTAGAACACCATTTACAAATTTTTTCCATTTAACTCACCTATCTTTCTTTAACTAAGCTTTCATTTTAAATTCTTTCCTTTTATCCTCCTAAGCAGTTTTAATTTTCATAATTTCTCTATCAACCATATCTAAATATTTTTCAGACGATTTTATTAGTTCTTGAACTTCTTCTTTGATATTAAGTTCATTGACTAATTTTTTAATTCTATCTAATTTAAAATTTTTAATGAGCTTATTCCAAGAATGAACTGTATCTGTAAATCCAGCTGGAAGCCTTTGTAATTTATCTTCCAAAGTCATTGGAGCCTTTTCCCAGATAGAGTTTGCACAATCTTTAATATGAGCTTGCATAACTTCTCTGGTATAGAAATTTTCTTCATACTCTATATCTTGATCTTTAACATCATCATAACATTTGTTATAAATATCAGATGTTAGATTTTTACATCTACCTAACAATATCTTGTAATAAGTATTTAAATAACCATCTTTTTCATTTTTCCAAACCTTTTGATGATTACCAATTACAATTTCCAATGAAAGTAAAAGTGTCTTTAAACTTAAAGCATCAAGCTCACTTTCAGTAGGTTTTTCTATAAATTTAATTTCTTTTTTTTCGTTTATTTTTATTTCTCTCTTCTCTGTTCTCTTTATTTTTCTCATCTTCAATACCTTTCGCCACCAAAAGAGTAGCTAAAGCTAAATTTAGTATACCCACAACATCACATCCAACTTTCTAACAAGAGAAATGGTAAATTAAGTTTATTTTTAATTTTTCTCCAAAGGCTAATTTCCATATAGCCTAGTTCAAAATTTTTAATTTTTCCTTTACTTTGATTAGCAATTATAACAGCATCATTGAAAGTACTTGCAGTGTATTCACCATCAACTAAATAAAAATTTTCGCTAATTTTTCTTATTTCTAGCATCTTATCCTCCTAGTTAATATTGACACTGCAAATAATTTAATGTTAAAATAAAACTGTCTGAGGGCTTTATTAACACGAGCAATTATTTGCAGTGAAAAATAATAAAGTCTTTTTTAAATTATTCTATTTAAAACTTTTATAAAGACTTTTAACTCTTCTATCTCATTTTTGAGATTTACAATTCTTGAAATGCCTAGCATAGCGACTGCAGCATCATCTTCTACAAGAGAGTTATTGTAATCTATTGTTGCTTGAGCCTTTTCTATCAAAGTTTTTTTGTCAATCATCATAGTTCCTCCATAAGCTTTTGTAAGTTATTAATGTATTCACCTAGTTCTTTTTTATATTCTTCTCTTTCATTATCTTTTAGAGTTTTAGCTCTCTTTTCCATTCTTTTTATCTTGTTAAAGTTAAAGAATTTTTGACCAGCTGGAAGAAACTCAAGTTTATTCTTTTCAATTACAGGAAGTAATTGTCTTTTAATTTCTTTAACTTTATAGATGTCATTTTCTAATATTCCTAATACCTCTTCGTATTGGAGTTCTTTATTGGTTAAAATTTTTATTGCTTGATCTGAGTAAGCAAATATTTTATCCTTATAATTTTGGAATTCTAAATATAAATTCCATCTTTTTAAGCAAACAGAAACAGCATCTTTTGAAAGTCCTTTAGACTCATACCAAGCCATAAATGAATTTGAAGGTTTTAAAGTTTTTTCAATTAATGCTAATGATGAACACATATCAAATAAATTATTTTTGTACTTCTTATATGTATTCATAAATATCTTTTCTTGTTCAGATACAGTAGCTATTTCAACAGCATTTAATTCGTAACTGTCGAAATTAAATTCCTTTATTTCAGATTTAGAAGATATAACTATGTCAAAATCATTCTCTAAATTTTTATTCATTGTCTATCTCCTTCCAAATACTTATGAAAATACCCTTTATATAATCTAATTTTTGAGCTTTACTTTCCCATAAGAGAGTTTCATTGTCTATCAATTTAGAAATAAGGCTAAGCTGAGGAATAGGAAAACTTAAATGGATTCCTTGTACACTTAGTTTTTTGTTTAAAAAATCATAGTATTCTTTCTCAAGCTTTGTTCTTCCAATTCTATTTGGAACAATAGCCTTAACCTTATTCAAATCAACTTTCTTCAACATACTCAACACCGAATGAGTTGTAATATTATCAAGAAAGGTTGGAATGACTATATGGTCTGCAATTTCAATAAATAAATTATCTAGCCCCATTACTGGAGATCCATCGATAACAATATAGTCAAATTCCTCTTTCAAAATATTTATAGCTTTTTTAAAAGATTCATTAAAAGAGCTTTTTATTTTATATCCTTGTAAGTGCAAGAAGAAAAGATTTTCTCTTAATTTTTTAATTTTGTAGCTTTTACCTTCAATAAAATCTTCAAGTCCAAACTTACTAGTATCATCAACTTTAACACCTGCAAATTTTAAAATATCATTTTGGGAATCGCTAGTAAGAATTAAAGTTTTTTTATCTTTTATAAATGCCTTATAGGCTGCTAGTTGTAGAGTTATATAAGTTTTACCTACTCCACCTTTATTGTTTTTAACAAGTATAATTCCCATTATATCCTCCTATTCTTGGTTATGTTTTTTAGCAAAATATATTTTATGATTTTGTAGATTTATCAATTTAGCTCCATCAAACTGTAATTCTAGTAATGGATGTACTGTTCCACGTTTTTTATTTACAATTGCATAGCTACCGTCAGCTCTTTTTTTAACAACACCACAAGTAATCATCTCATTATCTTTTATAGCTAACACATAATCATCAGTGTATATGAAATTTTTATTAACCTTTATTCCTGTACTTTCAAGCCAAATAACATCTGAAAAATCAAATTCTTGTTCACCTGTTCTTTTGTTTTCTCCTATTATTTTCATTTCTTTAAAGTCTACATTCAGAGCTTTATATACTCCTCCTGTAGATATACTGTAGAATTTACCATGTAGTTTCATTGTTTAATCTCCTTTCTGATTATAAAATTCAGGTTCACTTAACTTTTTAAAAACACCCACTTCTACTCCATACAAATCGAAAGATAATCTCCCCCAATTAGAACAGTATTTATATTTTTCAAAATCTAATTTTTGTTCATCTGGAAGAGAAGCATTTACTCTTTCAAAGTCTTTTTGAAGCTTACACCACTTATCAAAGGGCATATTTATTTTTATTGTTTTTTCCATTCAATCACCCTTAAAACTTTATTCCTAACTTAAACATTTTTTCTTTTAATTTCTTAGAAATCATAAGATAAAAGACATTTTCAGCATTTCTTTTAATCTCTTTAAGCATAGGATTATTCATTTTTTCAATAACTTCATTTTCAATTTCTAATTGCTGTTCTGCAGGTAAATTTTTAAAAACTTCAATAACTTTATCATTGTCTGCATACTCCTTTCGCTCTTCGTTTTTTATTTTTTCTTGTTTAGCTTCTCTCTTTTCAATCTCTTTAGTATTAACTTCTGTTGTCCCTTTGAAGAGATGAGTTGAAAATACAGCAGCAACATTTTTTACATCACTTTTATTTTTCAAAATATCTAGCTGGTCTTGGAATGTTTTTAAAATAAATCCTAGTGAATTATTTTTTAATAACTCTAAAACTTTAGCTTCATGCTTTTTAGAAAAATCAATTCCATTATCCATAAACCATTGTTTTATTTTTTTTAAATCATCATTAGCAAACTCATGCTCATATGATTTATGTTCTTTATGATTTAATTCTTTATTTAAGTTATTTATTATATATTCTTTATTGTTGTCGATTTCAGACAATCTAGTTTGACTATTTTCATCAGACAAGTTTGTCTCTTTTTTACAATCCAGTTTGTCGTTTTCAGACAAACTAGTTTGCAGGTTAAAAAAAACTAAATTTTCAATCATAGGGTAATTAATCTTAAAATATCTTTTGCATGGAACTCCTTTATTTTTTTGTTCCAATATTTTAAGTTCAATTAAATCTTTAATAATCTTATCTTGTTTATGTCTACCAATTCCTGTAAGTTCTCCAATTTTCTCAATGGTTTGATAAAACCACCCTTCATCATCAGATAGCCCATCAGATGCCTCTATAAGAATTGTCAACAAGAAGGCTGATTCTATGCCTAAACTTTTAACTATTTGTTTATTTAATGTGTAGTAATTACTGCTCATTAATAATTGTTTAAATGTTTTATCTTGCATCTTTCCTCCTATCTTTCAATAGAAATTTTTAATAAGTATTGTATAATTAAGTTACAGTATTTTATAAAAGGGAGAATTTAAAAACTTTAAGGAGGAGATATGGAAGAAAAATATCATAAAGGTTATATATTCCCAGATGAATTTTACAAAGAATATACAAATTTCAACTCACATAAAGATTTTATTGAAAAAGCTAAAGAAGAAGGAATTGAAATAACATTAACAAAAACTAAACAAGATATTAAGTTAGTGAATCCACCAAGTGATGTCATATTTGATGAATTTGTTGATTTATTTATAAAAAAATATACAAATTTTAAGTCCTTTAAAGATTTTATAAAAACTGCTAAAAGCATTTATAAAGATCCACCTAGTCTATTACCTAAAAGTTTAATTAGAAGTAAAATAGCAATAGCTGGATTTCTTGCAAGAGATAATTATGAATTAAAATGTAATATATGTCATAAAAATATTACAATAAATAAAGAAACTATTATTCCTAAATGTAACTGCAGTAAATTTTCACAATATATTATTGTCAAAATTTTCTAATAATTCTTTAATATAATAAAGCAACACTAAATATTTCATTTTTGTTTTGGAAATATTCTTATTCATTTTTAATTCAAAAATCCTTTGCTGTTTTTGAAAAGCAGTTGAAATAAACTTAGGAGTTATAAAATGAACTTTAAATTCTCCCTTACTATGAAAAATAACTCCCTTTTGCTCTAATTTATTTTTTACATAAAATCTTTTAATTTCATGGTTTACTAATTTTTTTAAGAGTTTAATACTCATTTTTCCTCCATTCTACAAAACAATTCCCTCTTCTATAAAACACTGTAAAATAATTTTCAGTATTATAGAATTGTTTAAATTTTCTAAAAATTATTGCATAATCTATTTACAGTATTTTATACAGGAGATATTATATGTTTGATGAAAAATTTGAAAATATAATAATAGAATTTCAAAAAAATATTTAATATTGAAAGGAGGAAGACTATATGCCAAATGGACAAGTAAAGAATCCTATTACTGATAGTGTAGAAAAAGCTATTTCAACCCCAATGAGCAATCCTAAACCACCAGTTCCAAAGAAATAATAATCTCCTCCTCTATAAAATACTGTAAAGAAATATTCAATTGCCAATGTCCAATCCCATCCTCCTATGGAGGAACATCGATTAGAAACATAGTTTTCAACTCCTTGTAAAATACTTAGTCTTTATATAAATGGCTACAAATCATAATTATTTATAACCATTTATCTAAGGACTAACCTTAGATTATTTTCAAATAGGTTTTTTAATTAATAAATATCGTTCAGCTATTTCTTCACAGATTTGTCTTAGTTCGTACTCTCTTGCAGCTTTTAATTGCTCAATAGTTTCTTTTTTGTTTTCATCAATCATTCCTTGAGAAATCATTTCATTTAATAATCCAGCTAAGGCTTTTTCTATTTTTTTTCTATCTTTAATATACATTTGAACCTCCTATTGTTTCAATTCTTTTATAAATTCAGCATCAACATTTAAAGCACAAGGCTCTATGTTAAACTTTTCTGGAAGAATAGAATATTTTATATCAATATATCTTTTAGCATCTTCCATACTTGTAAAGGCATTAAGAATAACGTTATCATCATTAGTTACTATAAAGATTGTTACAGCTGTCTGAGGGCTTTTATCTTTCTTAGTCATTCTTTTCACCTTGAATTTTGCAAGCATAGCCTAATTTTTTTAACTCATCTCTAATTTCTAAAAACTTTACATTTCCATATTTTTTAATTAATTCATTAAGTTCATTTATTCTCATATTCAATCTCCTCTCCTAACATAGATCCTAACAACAATCCTAATTCAAAAAATTCATCTTCAATAGTTTCAAAAGTTTTAAATAGCAACTCTTCAAAGTTTTGAAACTCAACATCAGATAACTTTTCTTCCAGAAGATTTAGTTTATTTATAAGAGAATCTTTCATTGCTTTAGATTCTCCATTCAAATATCCTCTCTCTTCCAACATCCTTACCAGTACCATTACCTTTTTACTTTCTATAAAAATCACCTCTGTATTTTTAAGATTTATTTAAAAATTAAAAAAAATTTTATTAATTTACACAATTTTTAATTGTTATAAGCTAATAATAATCTATTTTAAATTGTTTGTCAAGTGTAAAAATTGTTTTAAGCAATTTTTTAATTTTTAAAAAGGTTGTAAAATTGCTTTTAATAGGATATAATCGTATCAAAAGCAATTAAAAAAAATTTAAAGGGAGGTTTAATATGATAAAATTTAAAATTCATATATTAATGGCTGAAAAAAGAATGACTCAAAAAGATGTTATGGAAGCCACAGGAATAACTACTACTGTAATGAACAAATATTATTATGGAACTATAGTTAGAATCCCTACTCTTCATATTGATAAACTTTGTAAATTATTTAACTGCCAACCAAACGATTTATTTGAGTATATCCCAGATGAAATCCAAGAATAATTTAATCTTTCAGTAGTACAGTCCATAAGTTGTCAAGAACTTTGGGGAAAGTTGCTTATGAACCATACTACTTAAAGATTAATTATTTTTTATTGAGGGGGTTATTATGAAAAAAATATTTATATTTTTTATGTTTTTATTTTTATTGGTTGCTTGTGGTAGTGAAAAAGAGGTAACTCAAAACGAAAAAAGAATTGAGTATAATTTCATACCAACTGATAAAACATCTGTAAAGTTACAAGGGAAAGTTCCACTTGACTTTATTAATGGTGAATTACCATCTGTTGATTATCTTAGAGAAGTTGCAACACAAATTATGGAAGATCATCCAGAATACGAAAACTTTTTTATAAACTTCACTTTTCCTTTTGCTGAATATCATGGAAAAGTTAGTAGTGATATTTCTCTCTACTACTTAGCATCAAAATTAAAAGAAGATTCAGATTTTGACATAAGTCCTATGTATACTAATTTAGAATTCACTAAACTTACTTTTAATGAAAATATGATAGGTCATCTAGGAATAAATAAACTTTCTACAATAGCTCCAATAACAGTTGGAACTCCTATGAAAGATATTACAGCTAAGCTAGGAGCACCAACTAAAATGGACAACGGGGAACATAAAGATAATTGTATGTATTACATTGTCAATGATAATAGACAAATGATTGGTATCCTTTACATATCTGTAAAAGATGAAAAAGTTTCTGATATATCTTTTTATTCTCCAATCATTCAATATAGTAAATCACAAAAAAATGATATCAAGTCTTATATTATGGGGGCTAAAAAATATGAATCTCTTAAAATAAAAGAATTAACTGATATTTATGATTAAAACTTTAGTCCTATAAGCAACAAAGAAGTTTAGACTTTTTTGTTGCTTACCCTTAATAAAAAAACTTACTATTTTAAAGATAGTTCCAAAATTTTAAGAATTTTAAGAAATTACATTTTCTAGGTTTTTCTTCATTAGTTGAAAATCCAAATGTAGAATAACCATCACATTCTTTTTGCTTTATATCTTGCATATTTTTTATTGTTAATGTCATAAAGAATACAGATAAGCTAAACATTAACGAACAAGTAAAGAATATTAAAACTTTCATTTTTTCACCTCACTTTTTATAATCTTTCAGTAGTACATTCCATAAGTCATAGAGAACTTTGGGGAAAGTTGCTTATGAACCATACTACTTAAAGATTAATTATTTTTTATTGAGGGGTGGTTTAATGGAACTAATAGAGTCATTAAAACCTATATTTGATTTTTTGATAAAATACTATTTATTTCATACAATTTTAAGTATTGTATTTTCACTTATTATTGCAAGAATTTATTATTATTTTTTCTTAAAAAAAATATAGAAACATTAAAAACAGAGCATGAGAATGAACTGCTTAAAGAAAAGCTTAATTTCAAAGAAGAAATATCAAAACTTGAAGAAAAATATCAAGAAAAAATAGAAAATTTAAATAATAAATTACTTGATAAAGACAAAGAAATTCAAGATTTAAAATTAGAAAATGTTAAACTTAACAACCAACAATATATAGATTATCAATTAAGACAATATTCAAGGGGGATAAATAATGAATAAAGTAATAAAAATTATTGATGCTTATAATATCTTAATTAGTCGTGATGAAGACTTCAAAAATATAAGAATTAATTCAATTTTAGAAATATATTCTAAAGGTCCAGAGATTATCTATGAAAATCAAAATTATGGAACTTTAGATTTAGTAAAAGCTGAACTTAGAGTAAAAGAAATTTTCCCTAAAATGCTTTTATGTGAAAATAATAAATACACCAAAGTTAAAGTTAGGATTCCTTCTGCACTAAAGGAAACTCAAACTTTTCCAACAAAAAAATTAAAAAATATATTTTCACAAGTACAAAATTCTTATTTATTTGGACTTAATAATATTGATCAAGAAGATAAAGTTCAAGAAGTTGAGAAAATAGTTCCTTTAAAAATTGATGAAGCCCAAATAGACAAAACTATTAACCTTAATGAAAGTTTAACTATAAGATTAGGTGATCCAATTCGTTTAAAGGAAGATTATAAATAATTGCATTTTCTCAATACTATAGTTAATAAATTTCAAATAAAAATATTTAAAGAAGGTGATTTATTATGAAAATGGATCCTGACTGCATTAGGGATATACTACTTCAAACAGAAGAAAGGTTTGTTATTATTCCTTTACCTTGTTTAAATTTTGATACCTATAAAATGGAAGACCCAGAACCTTTACCAAAAGAGAAGTATCCATATATTTATCAATATAATATGAAAAAATTAATTTATCATGTTGAACTAGCTGCTGAAATGGATTTCATAAAACTTAATGATTTAAAAGATATTTATAAAATCGAAGATTTAACAGCACAAGGGCATTTATTTCTTGCTGACATCAGAAATGAAGATGTTTGGAGCAAAACAAAAGACATTGCTAAAAAAACTGGAACATCTTCACTTGACGCTTTAAAACAAATAGCAGTTAATGTTGTTTCATCAATAATTACTAATTATTTTCAAGGATGATATACGACCAATATCCAAAATTAAATGTTCTTCAATTTTTCCATTTACATTTAAGTGATAGTCTATTTTAAAACTTTGAATTCCTACTATCCTTTGTCCATTAATCTCAATACAAGGAACTGAATGAGTTCTTTCTACTGAGATTTTTACATCATTAGTAGGAATTTCATTATTTTTTTTTAGTTTGAAAAATTTATTTTTTTTCTTCATTTCCTCACCTCATCAATTTTAATTTTTCAATAGTATAGCCCATAAATTAAAAGCGAGGGGTGGGAAAATCTATGAACCATACAATTCAAAAATTAATATATTTATTTTAAAAAGGGGGAGACTTTATGAAAAAACTTATAGTAACTTTTTTTCTACTTTTAACAGTAATTTCTTTTGCTGAGATTGTGTACATAACACCTACTGGAAAGAAGTATCATGCCACTAAAACTTGTAAAGGTTTAGTGAGAGCCAAAAAGATTATTCCTATTGAAAGGAAAGAAGCAGAAGCTAGAGGTTATAAACCTTGCAAACATTCTTATGGTGGATAATTTTATATCGATGGCTCGTAAATATACAAGCCATATTTTTTTACTTTTCTAATTGAGAATATCCAAGTTGTTTTAAAATATTAGAAATCTTTTCTATCCCCTTTTGAAAAACTACTGTTTTAAAATATATTC